GCATTTTTAGGATCGTGTTTCATTTCAGAGATTTCCTCGTCATTCTCTTGGAGCTCCACGTCCTGATCTTCTTGATTTATATCAGTCATACTTGACTCCTTATTTTGATTTCATTAACGAGAGGAAATTCTTAAACTCACGAACCTGTGTCTCATAGAGATCAGCTCGTGGAGCCTGTTTAATTTCAGTCTCCATTTTCTCAAGTGTTTGTGCTTCTATAATGCCGTTATTCCAAACCCATTCAACGCCTTCCATAATCCCATTAACAAAAGCTCCAGGAGCAGATGGATCTTGCACGATATCTACCGCGTTAAGAATATAGTCGCTATTTACGACCATTGCGTCATTACGCTGGCTCAAACTTCCCATACCACGAGTCGATACACCGAATGTGACTCCGCCGTCGAGTAAACCTTTTACAATTTGACCCATAGGAGTTTCCAATATCGATGCTTCACCCACAATATCATTACCTTGAAATTCAAGTTTATTGATTTTGTGAGAAACTTTATCTAGATTAACGGTCGGCCCTTCAGGGTGATTTAATTCACCAACTGCTCTACCTTTAGAAACTTGCTCGTTATTGTACTTAGTTAGAGCCTTTTCCATTATAGGCATTGGATATATTCGACCGTTTCTATTCTTTTTTTCTGCTTGTGCGAAAATACCTTGAATCTTATAATTTTTCTTTCCAGTTTTCTTATCTTGTTCTGTAATAAATTCTAAATTATTCTCGGTAAATTCTGATATTAGTTTCATGTTCTGTACCTACTTATATTGTTTCATAAATTCGGTTATAGCTTTTTCTGCTTCTTTTTGAGTTTTGTATACATCAAGTCTATCACCATCTATATAAGCAACAAATCCATTACGTTCTTTATGTATCATTGCTTTGACACCTTTAACCTTTTTGTTAAAGACCATCTTACCTTCTGGCTTTCTACCCGCCAATTCTCTAAGTTGCGAAAAAGTTTTCATGTTAACTATATTTATACATTTGCAGTTTTATACAGACTCTTCTTCAGATTCTTCTTCAGATTCTTCTTCAGATTCTTCTTCAGATTCTTCTTCATCTTCGTCTTGTTCTGCAGCTTCAAGATCCTCATCGGTTGGTTCATCGACATCTTCCTCTGGATCACCATTGTATATTTGCCCTGCAAGCTTTATTTTTTCTTGATCTAATACATCTGATAATTTAGTAGTTATTACATTACCAAATATTTCATTTGCCTTATTGTAATCTTGTGATAATGAATATTGCACTAAATCTTCAATAGTATTTACGTTATCAGGTGTTTGTTCTTCAGCCATTATATTGCTCCTTGGTCGTCTTCTGGTTCTTGCTGCTGTGTTGCAGCTATTTCACTATCCATTCTTTCGATCTCATCATCATCAAAAAGAAGAATATTCTTTTGCACCCATTGTTTTGAAAAGTATTCACCGACATAGTTTTGTATTTGATCGAGTGTTTGTATTTTTTCTCTGAGTAATTCTGCTTCTTTTAATTCTGAAAAATGATTATCACGAGTAAAATCAAGATTGACTTCATTCTTCCATGTCATCCAATCTTCTTCGGTAATAACATTCTTCATTAATAATTGTTTCTTAAGTATTTCATAAAAGAAAGTAGCAAATCGATTTCTTAGTCTATCAATAAACTTTTGAAACTTTAATTCATCTCTACTTATTTCAGTAGCTCTTCCTAATGAAAACTGTTGTTCTTGTTCGAGTCTATTTAACGGAACATTGAGTGATCTATATAATCTTTTTTGAAAGTATATAATGTCTTCTATCTGTCCTAGATTCTCTCCACCGGGTAACGTAGATATTTCTGTTCCACGGCCGCCTTCTCTTCGCGGTAGCCAAAAATCTTCCAGCATAGACATATGTTTACGATCATCACGTATTTCACCAGTCTTAGCATCGTAAACTAATTTGTTTCGATACTTTGCCATTATATCTTTCATATATTGCTCGGCTTTACCACGTGGTAAGTTACCTACATCAATATAAAACATTCTTCTTTCGGGAGCTCTTGCCAATCTGTAAATCACTAATGAGTCTTCCATCATTCTTAATTGTGTAATCGGCTTCAGTGCCTTATGCAAGAAAGAAACAACTTTCTTTCGGTGTTCATCTAATAACCCTGAAGTACAATAACTTACGGAATCGTTAGTTAATTTAATTGCACTTTGCTGATTCCCTGGCTTTTCTTGATAAATGTAGAACTCATCTATTTTTTCTACAAGACTAGCACCTGTTACAGGATCTTTCTTCTTTTTAACTTGCTTAACTTTTCTTATTTTTGCTGCATCAATATATCTTATTTCTTGAATACCTGCCGCTAAATTGTTTTCATCAACTACTAAGTGATGATATAATCTACCATCAATGTACCATCTTCTAAAAATATCATGCCCTAATTCTTTAAAATTTAACATGTTATATACTTTGTCAAACTCTTCAAGCATCTGTTTCTTTATAGATGCACTTACTGGAACTCTATCTAAGTTTAAAGTTAGTGCTGGTTTCATATCGCTTGAGGTTATCGATTCATTTACAATATCTTCTATTGCTGCATCTGCTTCTGGATGCATGGCTGAACCACGGTACTTTAATATTAATTGAACGTTATCTTTTGAATCATCGCCTTCCATATTGACGTAATGCCCGTAATGCGCTGCTGATGTAGATGAGGTTACATAACCTGCACCATCATCGTCACGTGGCGGAACTATAGACTTGATTGATTTCTTGTCTTTAGTTCTCGTTATTTCAAATCCAAATAATTTTAACGTACTGTCTGCCATAATAATTCCTTTAAGTTAGGAGAGCCATTTGACTCTCCTAATATTTATACTTAAGTTGTCGTGTCAGTCTCATAGTACTGGTAAGCAAATGATACTGTAAATCTTTCGATTTCATCATTTGAACCGTAGTTCAATTCAATTGGAGACATATCTTGCGGATATGATCCTCTGAATGTGTACTTTTTGACAGCATCACCCGATCTGTCTAATTGCTCAACTAAGAGATCTGCTTCATATGCAATTGGAGTTGATAAACCCGTATTTGCAGAATGAGCATTCATGCCGTTCATCCATCTTTCCATTGGATTTCTGATAGCAAAATCTGTATCGTTGATTATTGTGACTGTCCATACGTCGAATGTTCTATCACCGGCCATTTTTAATTGCCTACCTCTAAAAGGTACAATTATCTGACCGAGTGTTGATCCCGGCAACTGAGCTGTTTCACAGAGGAAAGATGTCAGTTCTGGATCTCCATTCGCGTAACCTGGAAAGTTTATAGTAGCTTTGAAGAGGTTAGGTCTAGCCCCGCCGCCTCTAAGCTTTGATTTAAAATCATCTACGCCTAATACTGCCATTTTCTATCTCCTTATACCGTACCGACGACTTCTTCGAAGTCTACACCAGTTCTTACGGCTACAAAACTTAATGTGACATAGTTAATAGAACGTGCAGGCTTAATGAATATGTCTGCTTTAAATTCATTCCTATCGATAACTGTCGCAGTATTATTAGTTGCGTCCGCTACTACTCTAAAGTCTGTGATACCTCTTCGGCCTTTGACTTCTCTTAGCACTGGTTCAATAATGTTAACGAACTCTGCTCTTGTAAATTCATCATTGAATTCAAAGAGTACTTGCTCTGCTGCTCTTGATATTGCTCTTTCCAATATTAAGAATAGTCTTCTTACATTGATTCTATCAAACGCAGATGATCTTCTAAGTCCAGTTTTATCACCAAATAGTATTACACCAGACCCAGGAATATTTGCAATTGGATTTATACTCTTTTTGTATAAAGAATCTCTTTGCCCCTTTGTCGGTGTCCATGCTAATGAAGTGATTCCAAGGTATTGACCTCTTCTAGAACCTGCAGGTGAGAACCATGCCGCTCTGTTTAAATCAGTTGCAGCCATAATTCCTGCTGTTGAAGAAGCTGCAGGTATGAATATGAACTGATCGTTAAATTTATCATACACTTTTAAGAAGTTACCGTCCATGAAAGCATATGATGAATATGGAGTTATAGCATCACCTGTTGCAGTAATGTTTGATGTTATAGTGCTTGAATTTGTCAAGTTAACAACATCATCTCTTGCCGGTGAAAATACTGCAACACAATCTTTTCGAGCTGCAGCAGTACTAATTAAGTCTGAAGCTACCTCGTCATGATCTGTTCTAGATGCCATACTTGGAGAAATCAAAAAGTCTATTTCAATTTGATCTTTGTCTTCAAATAAATCATAACCTGTTGCGTATTCGCTCTTACCTAACACTCCCGATGCCACACCACTAGCTAAGGTAAAAGCTCTAACATATTTGCCAGGACTACCGTCTGAGTCGTATGTTGCAGCATCAATATTATAGTCATCTCCACTATCGCTTGATAAACTGCCGGCTCGTCCTATTGCAGTAGAACCTGAAAACTGAGCTAAGCTTACATCTGAATCAAATGCTGCCATGTAGACAAAATCTGATGTTTCGTTGATAACGTCTCTCACAAAGATAGAACTACCGGTGGTGTTTTTAGCATCTTTTGCCACTGATAAGAAAGGATATCTTTCGAGAACTGCGCCTTTAGTTCCTGTAAATTTACCTTGTGCATCTACTACTACTACGTGTATTTCGTCATTCTGCCCGTTTTTGTTTGATATGAATGTTGATGTTTCAGGCTTTGCATCAAATTCAGGTGCGTACTTCCAATTGAGGAATGCTGCAGAATCTCCTGCTACACATCTTTCAATGGTTAATCC